TTGCTCCTCGATCTTTACTGGCTCCCAGCCTTCCCGTAGTTTGGCGGAAATGTTGCGTGGGTCTGCCTTGTTTAGCATCGAGACGCGAATCCATCTATACGCAAATCCGGGTTGCTTATCTGGTTCTGGCAGAAGCTCCGGGGGCGTCCACTGCTGGGGACGCTGCGTTTCAATACGAGTTTCCGCGTTACGCGGTTGACGGTTCTCAGCCATTTCTACCCTCCAATTTCATCATTTCCTGTACGTATTTCTCCAGTGGCACGTTCAATCTTTTTGCGGTATTGACTGCCGTTTGCGAGACCTTGATTTTTTTGGAACCAGTGCTTCGCGTAGCCGGAGCTACTACAGGAGCGGGTTTCTCGCGCTGGGTTCTTGTGTCCTGCGCAGGGGCCGGGTCCCGTTCTTCAAAATGCTCTGGGAATCGACGACGCATCGTGTCATCAACCTTCTTCCAGTATTCGTCCGTGGACGGATATGACGCCCCGTACTGGTTGACCAGCTTCTGATGCAAGCCCAGAGCCAAGCTAGTCATTTCCTCGTCCTTACCGAACCAGTCATTGCGCTCTTGCCACGCAACTGCCCTCTGGTCAGGACGAGGTACTGAATTAGAAACGGGTTGTACATCAGTTTCTTGCTCATGTCTAGACGGAACAAAATCTTCCACCTTTTGCAACTTAGACTGAGCTTTGTACAAGCGATCTTGCGCTTCAATCAGTTGGTCTGCGTCGCCAAGGTCATACGCATCTTTGTATGCTTTCTTGGCTGCACTAAGTTCCAACTCTGCCGCATTCTTTGCAGTCTCAACAAAGATCTGCTCGCCCTGCGTCAGTCGGCCTTTCAGCGCATTATTCTCTTCCATTAAGCGCTTGGCGTAGGCCAAGGCTTCCTGATGCTCACGCAGAGCCGTCTCTTTCTCTCGACGCTCATCGTGATACACCTTCCTCATTTGCTTCAGGCGTGTCTTGACGTTATCGGAATACTCTTCCAGTTCGTCATTATCAAGTTCCTCGACGATCTCCTTCGGCATAGGCTCACGGCCTCTGTCTTCCGGCGGGGTATCGTCCTCAATTTCAAACTCGAACTTCTCTTCAGCAGCCGCTTTTGCCGACCCTTCAGATTCGTCCGGGAATTTAAAATCCTCGGTGTCCATCTTTTGCATTTGTTTCTCCTTTGCTATGCGCGGCTAATTCCGCGTGGGTCCTGTACGACTGCTTCTACAGAGTCGTCGTTGAGCAATCTGAACTCACGACCATGTATCTTCAATCGAGTGCCGCTGTTCGGACGGGCGAGAATAAAATCCCCTTCCTTACACCACGGCCCAGCAGGGAACCGCTTTTCGTCTTTGTAGCAATCTGGCCCGAGTTTCACCACGAAGAACACCGTGGATAGAACCTCTTCAAATCGCCGCGTTTCGTCCGCTTTGATTAGACCGCTGTCGTACTTCTCCTCCGACTCCGGCAGTGCCACAAGGATGTGATATCCCACTGGCGTCGGCAGTTGTCTTGCTTTCTCCTCGGCTGTTTCTGGCAGCGTTGAAGTCTCGCCATCTTGGCTGGCGATTACAATTTCAGTCATCTAAATGCTCCATGTTTTTTGCGAGGTCTAAGATATAACCCTCCACTAGCGACAGCCCTCGAATCTCGCCGCAGAGTTTTTGATACTCACTGAAGTCTTTGGCCGCGTTGTTGGCGACAGCCTCAACTATCTGATTACGCTTGTCCCGCACCTGTTTGAGTAGCACCTCAAGCGTTTTGTCCATTAATTACTCCTTTGTTGGTCTGACAGGCTTTTGTTCCTGCCGTAAACTACGGGCGTTCTCCGCACCAATCTTGACGCCCTCCAACTCCATCTTGGCGTTAAGCTCCTCCTGCGCGTGGGAGATTTTGGCACCCACTTGCAATCCTGCGATCTGCTCTTGCGAGGCAATACGCTCCCGCTCGATAGCCAATCGCTCGGCGTTGGTCATGGCATCGACTTGGAGTTTTTGCTCCTTGATACCAACTTCGCGCTCCTTGATCTCGAGTTCCTTCTGCTGCATCTGGACTAGCGGGTCTTGAGCCGCCTGCTGAGCCTGCTGTTGAGCAGCCTCTGCCTGATCCTTCTGCAACAACTTGGCTGCCGCAGCGGCCATCATGCGAGACACTTCCACTTCCATTTCCTTCGGCAGTTCCTTGTCCATTTCTGGCAACGGAACACCCAACATCTTCTCAATCTCAATCCGGTACTGGAAGGCTATGTGCTCATTGATATGAGCCATTGCCGCTGCCATGATTGTGTTTGCCTGTGGGTTTTGGCCGATAAGCGCTGCCATTTTCGGATCGTCCATCGCTGCTTTGTGAACGGCGATATGCGCTTCATGATCCTGATAAATGAACGCCTTAACGGGTTTGCCGTTGAGGATGTTCATGTTCTCCGACACAGGATCTTTCGGCTTATGATCTTCAGCCGACGGCACCAGCTTGCCGATGTTCTTGATGCCCAACACCTCTAACATCTGACGGTTCAATTCCACCATGTCATAGATTTGCGGGTTGGCCTGCGCCATCTGCATGACTGCCTGATACTGCACAACCTTCTGCGCCATCGTGGCCGAGTTTGGATCGGACACTGGAATAACATCCACATCGTCGTAGTCCGACTTCTTGGCGCGTGACGAACCTTCCACCGGCTCATAGTCGTACTCATCCGGGGTGTAGTCGCGGATGATGTCTTTCAGCAGCTTCAGTTCCTGTTTCATCGCGTAATGGATACGCGCTTGCACCGCCGACATTACTTTTAGGGTGCGCTCGAGGATAGCCAGTGTGGTGCCGACCGGCGCGTTGGCCGACATGTCAGCAACCTTGAGGTCAGCCGCAGCAGCAAAGCGACGGCCTTCCTCAACAATCTGGTTCATCAATCCAAGGAGGACTTGGCTCGGCTCTTTATACGGAAGTGGGAGGATGTTGTCCCGGATGGTGCCGGCGGCGACATCCACATCTCGGAACTCGCCGGGTGCAATTGGAGTGTCATCACCCTTGACTCGCATGCCCTTAGTCTTAAGACCGCCCGGCAAATTCGATAGAGTCCCAGCATCAACAAGCTGACGAATAATAGAAGTACCAGACTTAGCAAAAGCGCCGATAAGGTGAATAAGGCCGAAGGCATAGAATCCAAAGCCGGGGATATACGGGTAGTGAACAAAGTGGTTCCTCTTTTGGCAAGATTTATCTTCCGGGTGCCAGTTGCGTCTAATAGCTAAAACCTCTTGCGAAGTTTTTTCAATAGTCACAATGTATGGCAAGCCGATCTCTGTTTCTTTGCCGTCGTCGTCTTTATCCTCGAACCCCGGCAAATCCAAATAGACCTGAACTTCCAGCAGTTTGTATCTGTCGTCTGTCGTTGCACGGAAGCCCATCTTCTCGGCAATCCGCTTCTCAATATCATCCAGCACGTTATCTGGCTCGGGCAGGTCAACATCCCGATAGAAGCCAGCCACCATCAAGCGACGCAGTTCGTTCTTTGTCTTACGCATCACATGCGTGACACGCGGGCTCGTCTCCAGATTGCTCGCGCCATATGGCACAACCACATCCTCTGCCGGCACAAAGATCGACGCCTGTCGTTCAATTGATGGATCGTAGTACACCTTCTTAAAAGCGTTACCAGATAGACCCAAGCCCCACAGCATGCGCTCATGCTCTGGGCGGTACTCTTTCATAACCTCAGTCAACTGGTAGTTCATGTCTTCCTGAACTCGCTCTGCCGCGTCTTTCTTCTCTGGCGTTTCCTTGCCGATAATCTTTGTCTTCACCGGGCCGGACGCCGGAAACGTTTCCATGATCGTCTCGGCTTGGAACTTAACCAGAGCCTCTGATAACAGCGGGTGGTACACGCCGCAAGCGCCTTCCCACGGCTCGCTGCGTTCCTCAATCTTCATGCCCAACAACTCTAGGCCATCGACGTAGGTCTGCATCCAGTCTTTGCGGGAATCTATATCGTCTTGGAAGTCCGACAGCAAATCCGCCGCGATGGTTTGCAGGTCATCCTCATCCATCTCCTCGGCCAAGTTGGCGTTGAAGTCGTCCTCAATGTCCATCTTCTCAATCTCAATCTCCAGCCCGCCGATGCCGATATGCACCGACTCCGGGTCTTCGATCTCAATCTCTATAGGTTCGGCACTCATCACATCCTCGTCCATACCGACCGGAAGTTGATACAGCGCCTTGTCAAAATTTGTCGCCATGATTAATCCTCAATAAAATTAGCTAGACCAACAGTGTTGTTGTTGACATCGTGCCAGTCATCACCCACTGTCGTTGGCTCTTTGCCATTAAGCCACTTCTGAACTGATAAGAATGATCCACCTCTGGGTCCAAACAAGCCACCATGCCAGCAGTTTGGACGTACGCGAATGTGCGTACCCAAAGCTTCGGGCGTATACATCTCACCATCAAAT